AAAAAAGCACGTAAAGCTTCTCAATTCTCTAAGCGTTAATCATTGTCATATCAAGCTTTACGAGGTGTTTCTCAATTCGAGAGACGCCTCTTTTTTTGCTTTTGACCATACTTTTGACCATACTTTCAAAAGTTCATATATGCGGCATATTTTTCAGCAGTCTGTTCTTTAGTTTTTTCGGTTACATGAGTATAGATGTCCATCGTGGTTTTTATATCGGTATGTCCCATTCGCTCTTGCACTTCTTTAATGCTGACACCAGCTTCAAATAATAAGCTACAGTGAGTATGCCTAAAACCGTGAATAGTAATCTTCTCTAAATTGTGTTCTTTCAAAAAAGTTTTCATAAAATTATTCAGATAATCGAGATAAAGATGTTCATTATCAATGTCGGTAAATAGTAGTTGTTCAGGTTTGAGAGTATTAATTCCTAATTTGAGGTATCTTCTTTGTTGCTCTTTTTTCCAAGATAAAAGGTACTTAAGTGTTACCTCATCAATCGAAATAGTTCGCCGACTATGTTTTGTTTTTGGGGTCTGGAATATTTCTTTACCGTATTCATTTTTAGCCAACGTCTGATTGACTGATATGGTACCTTTTGATAAATCGCAATCTTTCCAACGCAAGGCTTGTAATTCTCCTTTTCGTAAACCTGTGAATGATAATAGTCTGAACATAGTAAATAATTGTATGTCTTCATTTTGTTTAAGGATATCTAGGAATTTTTTTAATTGCTCTTTCGTATAAAAAGGTGAGATATATTTTTCTTGATCAATTCTTTCAGATTTTCGTGGGCGTATAACATGGTTCATTGGATTAGTTGATAGAAGACCTATTTTGATACCGTAATCAATTATTCGTGTTGTTAATCCGATTAGATTCGAATACTTTTTATAGTATGAGAACCAATCATTTACCTGATATTGACAATAAGTAACGGTTATTTTGTCTAATGGGAGTGCTCCAAATTTTGGTAGAATATGTTTTTCAATCGCATTTCTTTGCACAAACAATGTGCTTTCTTTGACGGTATTTTTGTATTGTTCGTACCAGAGATCATAAATTTCTTTGAAAGTAGGAATTTCTTTTTTTTCAACAGAAAATCCGTTTTTTTCAATTTCTAGTTCCAGTCTTGATAAGGCTATTTTTGCTTCCTTTTGAGTCTTGAATCCTCTCTTAGTCGTGTATTTCTTTTTTCGTGTGATAGGATCGATCCCGAGATAAGTTTTAAAATACCATGCTTTTTCTCCATTTTTCTTCTTGTATTGTTTTATCATTGCCATATTTCTATCACTCCTGATCAAATTCCATTTCAGCAATTCCGTCATTGAACATTTCAATAAAATTGTTTTCGTCCATAAAATCTATCCACTTTTCTTTACCATTGTATTTAGGTACTCCGACATGAGGTCGAATTTGATTGTATGCATTAAGCGATACTTGTTTCCATGAGTCATTAACACTTTTTTCTAGTTTTGCATCATTCCAACGTTTAGCTGGTTGTCTTTTTTTATTTTTAGCTTTTTCATTCTCTAAAGCTTTCTCAATAAACATTTTATATCCGTCAGCGTTTTCTTCTAAGTATTTTTTGAATTCTGGATAAAGCATATAAATCTTCCCTTCCTCGAATGTATGTTCTATTTTTGCTAAAAAAATATATTGTCGGAATTGGCTCCAACGAGATACTTTGCCATGAATTGTTTAACAAATCGTTCGTATCTTAATTCGATTTCGTAGCTCTCTAAAAAATTCACATAATTAAATGAACTAGGATCAAAGTCCGGATTGTTTACTGTTACTTCAAGCATCTTCTCAATCATAAATTCTTCTGCTTCGTTTTCCATTTTTGAATGAAGTGCAAAAGTTTTTTGGTAAAGTACATAATTATTTTTATGTTTAGCTGCATGGCCTAATTCATGAAGTAGTCTCAGCGTTTTGACATGATCAGATAGACGAGCATCTAACACAATCGTATTTATCATAGCTATATACCTAGCATCAGAATCGAGCCTTGGCGTTTCTATAATAGTGACGCCAAGCTCGTCTATAATCTCATTTACTTCATTATTTAAATCCAAACAAATCACCTATTTAGTATCAGAATTATTCTCAAGATATGCTTCAATAATACCAGTCAAAACTTTACGGTCATGCTCAGTTAAAGGCTTGCCATCACTACTCATGACAGATTCAAGTGCTTCTTCGACAGTAAATGGGGGAGTCTTAGATAGACTTGTTGCAGGATTATCAGTTCTTCCTAGCAGATAGTCTGTAGAAACATCAAAATAATCTGCTACTTTCTGTAGCTTATCTGCTGAAGGCGTTCTTTTGTTCCATTGATAAATGGTATTTCTACCTATGTCAATTTCTTCTTCTAGCTGATAAATAGAAATATCTTTTTGTTTAGCGAGTTTTTTTATGCGCTCTAAAAGGTTCATACAAATCCATTCTCCTTTTAGCTTACTGTTATTTACAAAAAAAGTTAGGTATATCGATTGACATTTACAATATACGTTAGTATTATAAACACGTAAGCTAATTTAATAAGCCAATAAGCAATAAGAAAGATACCCGTTTAAAAATAAACAATTCGACGCTGCCAAACTAAGAATGTTGATTTTATAGGGATAATTCTGTGCTTATTTAACTATGAACACATTTTACAATATGTGTTAGTAAGTGTCAACGATATTTAGCGAATTTAATTAGCTTACAAATTATATGAGAAAGGAGATTTAATAATATGTCACAAGATTTTATTTTAAAGGTCAGAATCCAATTAGCTAAGTATAACAAGACGCAGAATTGGTTGGCGGATACTATCGGGATTTCCCGAGCGTACATGTCCGATATCATGAATGGCAAAAGAAAACCGGATAAACAAGTTAAGCCGATTGAAGAGGCACTAAGTGCATTGAAAGAGGGGGAAGATTGATGAAGATACGTATTCCTGATGATGTCGTTGCAGATCAGATTATTCCTCAGTTTGTTCAAATAGCAGTCTCTGAATTTGAAAAGAGGATGACGATGCTGACAAAGACCATGGAACTACCACCATACCCGAATAAGACTGAAGTCAAAACTATTTTAGGTATGGGAGACGACATGCTAAAAGATTGGATTGCAGATGGACTTCCGGTTATTCCTTGGAGTAAAAAGGAAGATCGATTTGACCGTGATGATATTAGAGCGCACATAAACAATATGAAGAGTTAGGGGCGTAATCATGCCATACACCTATTCACAAGAACTCTTAATCAACACTCTAGCGAAAGAAAAAGTTCGCGACCTGCAACAGGAGCTTTATGGCAAAGGCAGTGTAATAAGCGACAGACAGCGAGAAGCGCTGATTCGTGAATGTAGAGAGTACCAAGAGTTGCTGTATCAAAATAGGCTTAATCGCCAGTTGGAAGTGAGGTGAGAGGAATGGAAGAAAAGGCAAAGAGACTAATAATTAATGAAGAAAGGCAAGGGTTCACATATGAAAACCTATCGGTTGAAGAATTGACTAAATTAGTTATCAGCCATATTGATGAGAATGTTGTAACAGTGGAAATAAAGAAACTCGTCACAACAAGTGACGAGCCAAAGACTACAAATAATCTTTAAGGTATTGGCTTTTACAAATTACATTGTGCCAAGCAGCTACTCCAGTCAATTCAGCAACAAATAAACTATCATCATTATCTATTTGAGCTAATAGTTCATCTCTTATTGCAACGCATTCTTTATCGCTTTTCAAAAACCAAACAGATTCGTTAACGTGTGCCCATCTTGAATATGTTTTAATTTTGGAAATTAAATCTTCGTAATTCTTACCAGAATTATTTAGATCATAAGAAACAATATAACTTTTCATTTGTAGCACCTCCTTATCAAATATTTCAGTCTGTCACCCTGATAAGGAAATTATAGAAAAAATCCAAAAAGAAAGGAATATCTACATGAAAAAAATCTATTGGGTCAGGCGTACCGCGTTTATCCTTACGATTTTCGCATTAGGCGCACTAATCACAGGACAAGTACCGATGTGGGTTAAACTCGGCTACCCTACGGCGGTTATGTGGTTGCTGATGATTTATGACGAAGCATTGTTTGAACTGAGAGAACAAAAAGAGCTTACACCGTTTTCCGCCAGTGTAAGCTCCACGAAAAAATGAAAATGTCGAAAAAAGTATAACACAGCTAGGAGGAAAAAATCAAAATGTCAAAAAATATTAATGTTCCTTTGAGCGGTATCAGTGACGGAGGATTACAAGAACGATTCGATTTTGAATTGGCTCAAGTAATCAACAATATTCATGATCCCAACACTGACCCAACAAAGAAGCGCAAAATCACCATCGACTTAACGATTACACCTGATGAATACCGAGAAGATATCCTCATTGATTATCAAGTGAAATCTAAGTTAGTTGCTAGAGACTCATTGACATCGAAAGTCATCATCGGTCAAGACGAAAGAGGAAAACCGCAGGCGAACGAGTTGAAAAGCGGACAAAGAGGGCAAATGTATTTTGATCCCGAAGATTCCGAATTGAAAGATGACAAGGGAACGCCTGTCAAAGAAATTGAAGAAACAGCCAAAATCAAAAAATTTAAAACAAATTAGGAGTGAAAGAAAATGACGGAACATTTAAGAGATGCTTTGGAATATGCAGTGGAATTGCGTGAAGGACAAAAAGTGATTTATGAGCAAGACAAGAAAGTATTTTATGATACTTCGAAAGCTCGTTTAGCTGAACTTGACCCAATCAAACGTGCAGAAACGCTGACGGTTAATTCGTTATCAGGACTTGTTGGTTATTTAAAATCGAATATTCGTATTCTGGAGAGCAATTGGAAACTACTTGTTCACGTAGAGAATCCAACGAAGGTAGTTGTCTATTCTTCACTCGATACAGACCGCAAGCGTGAAAGTGTGATTCAAGCGACTGCATTGTTAGATGTTTTTCCATATGGACGTTTCATGAACTCGGAAGATTTTATTATCAACGTTCAATCACTTATTCAGCGTGATCTTGATGCAGAAGCGATTCTGGCTTGTGCAAGCGCAATTCGCATTGAGGGTGGTGGCGATTTGGTTGATAACGGAATCTCTCAAACCGTCACAGTCAAAGAAGGAGCTGCGACATTGACAAAAGCAGAAGTTCCAAGTCCTGCTGAATTACGCCCATATCGCACATTTTTAGAAGTCGAACAACCATCAAGTCCTTTTGTATTCCGAATTGATAAAATCGGCAACTGCGCCTTGTTTGAAGCCGATGGTGGTATTTGGAAACACACAGCAATGGAGAATATTCACGAGTTTTTGAATAGTGAATTAGATGAATTGCTTAATAAAGGAGTAGTAACCATTATTGCGTAATGACAAACTAAAAAGAGCTTGCCTCGTTGGGGACGAAGCAAGCTCAACAGCAATTATTATGATAAGGAGAGTATAACAAAATGAGCGAAAAAATTCAAAGATTAATTGAGGAACTAGCAGAAGAATGTCGCAAAGAAAAAGTTGGCTTGTCCTTAGCCGTGCTTGATGCTGAAGGAGAAATGGCATTAGCGCAAGCAGGTCCAGAATCACTTGTGTCAATCGCTACTCTTGAACAATATAACCATGTAAAAGAAGAATTAACCGAATTGGATTGCGACTGTCCGAAACACCGCATGTTGAAAGAATTATACGGCATCGAAACGGAAAATACTCCGAAACAAACGCATACATTCGTGACAGACAACCCAAACGATGTGCTTGATATTATTTCACGTGCTTTGCGAGGTGAATTTAAATGATGGATTCATTTGAGAGTGCTTTAGATCAGTATTTGACTACACCTGGTTGGGGACAGCCGACTGAGGGAGAGGAGTCAGAAAATGATGAGTAAATCAACTCTTGAAATGACTCATGACGAATGGTTATTGGATCGTCGAAAGGGTATAGGTGGCTCAGATGTTGCTACAATCCTTGGGTTAAACAAATGGAAGTCGCCATATCAATTATGGCTAGAAAAGACTGGTCAAATCGATTTAGAACACACTGAGAGCGAACCAGCGTACTGGGGGAAGGTTTTAGAGGAAGTTGTCGCTAAAGAATTTCAAGAAAGAACAGGTAAAAAAGTTCGCCGAAGAAATCAGGTATTCGAGCATCCGTTACATCCGTTCCTGCGAGCGAACATCGATCGGGATGTTGTTGGGGAAAATGCTATTTTGGAATGTAAAACAGCCAATGCTTTCCTTGGTAAAGAGTGGGAAGGCGAAGAAGTTCCTCTTAGTTATTTGTGTCAGGTTCAGCATTACATGAACGTTTTAAATAAAAAATATTGTTACATTGCCGTTTTGGTTGGTGGACAAAAGTTCATTTGGAAACGAGTTGATCGTGACCAAGAACTAATTGATATGATTACTGAACGCTTAGTTTGTTTTTGGGAGGAAAATGTTTTAGCTGGAAAAGAACCAACAATAGATGGTAGTGAAGTTACATCGGAATTTTTAAAAGATCGTTATTTGAATCTTGATGAAAAAGAAATCACATTACCATCTTCATTTGATGATTTGGTTGATCAAAAAAGAGAACTTAAGAAAGCAAAAAAGGAGATTGAAACAGCCATTCGCCAAGTGGATAACGAAATCATCAGCGCACTAGGTAAAAGAAATGCGAGTATCGGTATCGCTCCAAAGAACATTGTATCTTGGAAGTTAGTATCCACTAGAAGAATGAACAGCAAGAAACTTGCTGAAAAATATCCTGAAGTAGTAAAAGATGATGAAATATACACCGTTATCGAATCAAGACGTCTGACGGAAAAGGAGATTAAATGATATGGCAACAAACGAAGAACTAAAAAATCAATTAGCAGCAAAAGAAACACAGATCGTTGATCCAACGAAATTAGGCTTTAAAGCTTTGATGAACACACCATCGATGAAAAAGAAGTTTTATGATATCTTGCACGAAAAATCAGATTCGTTCATGGGATCGCTTATGACCCTAGTGGGTGGAGATAATTACCTATCACAAGCCGAGCCAATGACGATCATTGCATCAGCTTTAAAAGCAGCAACGATGGATTTACCGATAGACAAAAATTTAGGATATGCCTATATTGTTCCATTTAATCGAAAAGAAAAGATTGGAAAAGTTTGGATTACTCATAATGAAGCACAATTCATTCTAGGTTACAAGGGTTACATTCAACTAGCACAGCGCAGCGGTCAATATAAGGCGTTTAATGCTCTAGCTGTATACGAAGGGCAATTGGTTGATTGGAATCCTCTTACTGAGGAATTTACATTTGATTACAAAGCTAAGGTATCTGATGAAGTAATCGGTTACGTAGGATTCTTTGAACTACTTAATGGGTTTAAAAAGACTGTTTACTGGACAAAGCAAGAAATCGAAAGCCATCGTATTAAGCACTCGAAGTCTAAGGACAAGCAAAGTCTAACGGGTGCTTGGGCGGATAACTACGACGCAATGGCGATTAAAACAGTGCTTCGCAACATGCTTTCCAAATGGGGAATTTTATCTGTTGAAATGCAATCAGCAATCACATCGGATGAGAAAGTTTTTCGAGTAGACGAAAACAACGATTTGATTGAAGAAACTAATTTATCAGACATGGAGCCACTGCCCCAGGATCTTAAAGAAGCAGAAAAAGTTGAAGATGATTCATCAGCATTTGATGAATTTAAAGAAACATTTGTCACAAATGAACAACAAGATTCATTATTCGATGATATGAATCCACCATTAGAAAAATAATATTGAGGGGATGATTCCCCTTATTAGATTAGGAGGCTACACATGGCAAGACCGAAAAAGAACGGTCTTGATTATTTCCCCCTCGATGTTGATATCTTCGAGGATGAGAAAATAGAGGCTATTGCCGGGGAGTTTGGCACAAAAGGAGAACTTGCGGTTATCAAACTGCTTTGTGCGATATACAAGAGAGGATATTTCATTCTGTGGGATGATCTCACGCAAGCAACCCTTTTGAAACGCCTGCCCGGGTCAAGTAAGGAAATGATTAACCAGATAGTAAACCGCTTGGTTTCATGGGGATTCTTTAACGAAGAACTGTTTAACTCGGTTAGGGTACTAACTAGCGAAAATATCCAAGCCACTTATCTTGAAGCGACAAAAAGGCGGAAATTACCAAAACCGACGAAATACATTATTAATGTAGACAATAATCAACAAACAAGCGCAGTTAATGTCAACAATAATCCACAAAGGAAAGTAAATAAAAGGAAAGTAAATAAAAGTAAAGCATCATCTATCCCTAGTCTAGATCTTAATCCAGATAGTGCGCGCGTATTTTGGTTGAATCAGGTAAACCCTGTCGAAGCGCCGATGATCCTAGAATCAATCGATTACTGGGTCAGTGACTTTAACGGACAAGACTTGATTGTGATTGAGGCGATTAAGGAAATGCTGAGGAATAATGCGAAAAGTTACAAATACCTCGACAAAATCCTAAAAACTTGGGAAAGCCAAGGGCTTGATACGCCCGAAAAAGTTACGAATTACTTGCAGGGGAATTACTCCAAAAAGCCTAAAAACAAGCATCAAGGTCTAGAATACGAGAATCTTGATGAGTACGAAGACCTATGATCGAAGGAGGTGTCAGAGTATGCAGTCGGTGGCTTTGGGGATTAGTCAATTGATCGATAAAGTGTTAATTAAACGAGGAGTCTGTCCAGAGTGCAATGAGCCGCTTTATAGTTGGCGTACGAAGAATCCAGACGGATCAGATCGCTGTGCGCCAACATGCATGCAATGCGGATATTCCGATCTCAAACTCAAGGAAGATCAGCAAACAGCCCGTATCTATAACGAGAGCTTGAAAGCACGAGCAATCAGCTTTTTCAAGAACGGATCGGTCGTTGGTAACAAGTCGCTCTTTGATTGTAGTTTAAGAAATTTTAAGGTTGTTGATCAGGAGACGAAAATCGCATTAGAGACAGCAAAACGTTATATCACGGCTGTCCTGTTAGGAAAGCCTGTACATCTAGTCTTAAGTGGAAAAGCGGGTGTTGGCAAGAGCCATTTAGCGATGTCGATCGCATGGGAAGTTTTAAAACGGTCAAATTATGCGAAGAAAATCTTGTTTATCAGCTATCAAGAGATGCTTGAACAGATTCGATTTTCATACAACAATCAAGAGCTACGGCGTATGATCGAGGGCTCTTTGGTTGCAGATATTAAGACTGCTCATCTAGTTGTGATTGATGATATCGGCGCAGAGCTTGGAAAATCTGCTGGAACAAGCCGCGAATTTGGAGCTAGTACGTTAAATTCATTTCTTGAGGCCCGTCAAGACCGTGCAACAGTAGTCACGACGAATCTATCAAGTAAAGAGCTGAGCGAATCATACGGTTCAAGAATTGTTTCACGTCTATATAGCCATTCTGATGGTTTTAGCATCAAGATGAATCGTACTGCTGATAAACGAGTTCAGGGAGTTAGCGCTTGAAACAACAGACCAACCAAGGGAGGAGGCACAAAAACTGTAAAGGAGAAGACCGGATGAAGCAAGCAAAGAAAACTCAATCGTCTCGATCCACCTATCAAAAACGGTTTTTACGTCAAAAAATCAGTGAATTGACCTACTTAGAAGGTTGGGACAATGATCCAGAGATTGTGGAGAAAGTCCAACGGCTGAGCAAAGCACTAGAACGAGTGGGATCGCAAGAAAAACAGTTGTCTAGTGATCGACCAATCTGCACGATGGAGGAACTGAGTGTAAATAGTTATATACAGCTAAAAAAACAGGGCTATCTGGACCGTGAGATTAAGTATATTTTCAACATCACCGCATATGCTTTAGCTCGATGGAAGAAATCACTTGGATTAACGAAAGGCGTCGTTCGTGATTTGTTAGAGGTGATGTAGATGGGTCTGAGACAATACAGAGTCGATTATGTGGATTGGAAAGGTCGCCATGCGGTGATGTATCTGCACGGCTACAGTAGATCAGAAGTCGAAAAACAAGCGATGGTAGCGCAAGGTGTGTTCAAGATCATGAAGATCATAGAAGTTCAATAGGTGAGCATTCGAAACAAGGAGCGGGAACATGAATATTCTCGAAGTATTTTGGACCAATGTTCATTACCAAGCAGAAGAAAAAGGGGTCACATTCACAGCGTTAATGGGTGGGAATACGACGGGTGCAAAGAACAAAACAGCAAATATCACACTGAAGAAAGTACAAGAGATTGCAGAAATTTTAGGTATTGATGATTACGCCAGTTTATTTGAGCAAGTGGAGGAAGAAACATGGATGAATTAATTCAATTAGTTGAGCAATGGTCTAGGAATAAAGGGTTGGATAAAGCCGAGCCTAGTAAACAAATGCTGAAAGTTGTAGAAGAAACTGGTAAAGTCGCGGCAGCGTTAGCTAGAAATGACCAAGATGCACTACGTGACGGCATCGGTGATGTGACGGTGACATTGATTATTTTAGCTTTGCAAAATGACATGGATCTATACGAGTGTTTGAATTGCGCTTATGACGAAATCAAAGGGCGCACTGGACAGATGGTCAATGGTGTTTTCGTAAAATCCAGTGATCTAGAAGAAAGTTGTTAATTAAGATGTGGCATAAAATTGAACAAATATTAATTGAAAAAGATATATCACAATATGAACTAGCAAAGAGAATGGGCGTTTCAACTGGGACTATCACTGAGTTGAAAAAAGGAAGAATAAAGAAACCTAGTTTTGAGCTGATAAAAAAAATCGCTGATGCTTTAGAAGTCAGTATGGATAGATTTAGATAGGTTTCCATCAGTGGAAGAAATATACAAATAATAAAGGCGGTTTAACAATGACTGATAAAAAGATAAAGCAAATAGTGATTTACGTTGAAATCGAGGATGACTGTGTAGAAGTAGCGGGTTTCAAGATTCCAAAAGAGCTAGATGAAGAAAATGTTGAGTATATATTGGGTAGCGTACTCGCAAACATAATTGATGATTAAGTCAGCTATGCGACAAAAAATAACTAAGCGGGGGTATAGAAATGCTTAACGAAGAAAATATTATGGGCATTATCCAATCGCACAAAGACGAGATTAACGAAATTTCTAATGAATTAATTAAAGCAAAAGTGCTGGGGGTGAATATCCCAAAGCTTACTAAGATAGCTGAAAACAGATTGGCGTATTTGCACGACAACAAATATCGTTATGAAATGCAGGCGAAAGCTTGGGGATTGCTTGGATCAACTGATAAACAGGTGTCTAGTGAGTATGATGTGTGAGTCAGCTAACCGAAGAAGTAATAGAAAGCGAGGAATGAATGTGGGTGGGAAATTAATCATCCAAGGTAAAGCTTGGGGAGAATTCGAAAATGCTAAGCGATCAAAAGGAAATATCGAAATCAGTGGATACAGGTCATATGGAGGCACACACACTGTGCGAATGGTAGATCAACCGCAACTCAACGAGAATCAACAGATTGTGTTGGAGTGGTTGAAACTAAATTATGATTGCGATGGCGATCACGAAGCAATGTGGAATATTTTCATGATGTATTACTACCAGACACGAGATAGTTTTACGGATAGATTGTCCCAAGCAATAGAAAATTTGACTAATGATGAACAAATTGAAATCCTTCGAGAATATTCTCAATGGGCTTTGGAACAGGAGGGATAAGCATGAATAAGCAAGATTTAGTTAAAAAATACATCGCAAAAAATAAGAAGTTAAGACCAAACTGCCCTAACAGAAATAGAAAAAATGAAGAATTAAAACGCAGCATTTACGAAGAAATTATTGAGGATCTGGAACAGCTTTACGAGCAAGAAAAAGTAGTTGTCTCGAAATGACAGTTGCAGTGTCGGTGGTAGCCGATGAACCGTAGACAATTTATCATCATAATGATCATGGTTGTAGCAGCACTCAGTTGCTTGACCTATACAATTATTGACCAACAGAAAAAAATCAATCAGTTAGAAAAACAATTACAAGAAGTACAACTGAAGTACGAAATTATCAAAAACGATCCGTTGGCTAAGGATGCGTTTGAAGCAGGAGGATAACTAATGACTTTTATAGTGTTAGGCTTCGTAGCAGTTGTTGGGATTATTTTTGTATGCATTATAATCGGTAAGTCTGTTGATGAAAAGGAGCATGATTTTATTGGGAAAGACGAAGTCAAAGATCAAAAAGAAGAAGCGGAAGTTGTTAGAGAAAGCCCAGGCGAATGGGACTGTGAACGATAAATAGCTAAAGAAGGAGAAGAAAAATGGGGTTAATACCAATTATTGTAAATGAAAATAATGAGCAATTAGTCAGTGGTAGAGAGCTATATGAATTTTTGGAAGTGGCAACACCTTATACACGCTGGTTTGAACGTATGACGGAATATGGATTCACTGAAAACGTTGATTTTACCGTGATTGCCAAAAATGTCCATGACGATACAGCCTTTGGTGGGGTAAGAAAAATTATCGACCATGCGATGACGATTGACATGGCAAAAGAAATTTCAATGATTCAGCGAACAGAAAAAGGCAAACAAGCGCGTCAATATTTCATTCAAGTAGAAAAAGAGTACCGCAAAGAGTTGAAAAAGACATTGAATGATCCAAGAGAACAGCTTAGGTTATTTTACCAATTTGGAGAACAGACAGCAGTTCGTGTAGACGCTATCGAGAAAGATGTTTCTATCTTGAAAGAAACTATGAGAATCAGTGGAAAACAAGAGGCAGATATTCAACGAGCTGGGAAGCAAAAAGTGATTGAAGTACTTGGAGGAAAAGACAGCCCTGCCTATGAATCAATTAGTAAGAAGGTATTTGCTACTTTTTGGTCAGAGTTTAAACGATATTTTTCTATCCCTAGATATGGGGAGTTGCCTTGTAAACAGTTTGAGGAGGCGCTGATATTTATTGCTGAGTGGCTTCCAGAAACAGCCATGCGAATGGAAATTAACCAATTGAATCGACAATCCCAGTTATTTAGAGCATAAAAAACGAACCTTCTAGGGAGAATGGTTACAGTCAGTTGTCAATAACTAGAAGGTTCGAAAAAAGGCTAGGTGGACCATGTTTTGATAGAAAGAAAACTAAACATTATTTTGGGCACAATAAAAAATCTAGCCTTTTTTACTAGAATAAATGGTTTTATAAAAAAATCAATATTATTTTATAATTAAATAAAAAAGAATCCTCCGTAGTTGATTGGGTGTTTCAGGGACTACAAAGGATTCAAAAAGGCTAAGAAGTGGATACAGCAAGTGAGAGCTTTTCAAAAATAAAACTTGCTAGTTAGCCTTTTTTACTAGAATAATAGGTTTTCATAAAAAGTCAATAGGTTAAAAATAAAAAACGAGCTTTCTACATGAACTAGAAAAGGACTGTAAAGTGTAGAAAGCTCGAAAAAGGCTATAGCTAAAAAGAAGAATACAAAGTTTTGTGCACTGCGTTTGGAGAATAGCCTTTTTTTATTAGAATAATACGTTTTATAAAATTGTCAATGTTATTTTATGCTTTAATAAAAAAAACGAATCTACTATGGATAGAGCAGGTTAGGCAACATAGAGATTCGGAAAAGGCTAAGGACTTCAAAAGGTACTATCAGAAAAAATAGACTGGATATGTTGTTTTTGTTCGAGATTTAGCCTTTTATTTTATGATATAAAATCATCATTATTTGTCAAGATGATTTAATAAAAAAGCCGGATTACTCCGACTATGTGAAATGTTATTGGTAAAGATATTATAACACATAAAGGAGCGGTTTTTCTTGATGCAGTTATTTAAAGAGGTAGATTTTAAACAGACGAGGGCGAATGCAAGAAATGTGTTAAAGAACTTTCGGCGTTTGGACAGAATTGCTGGTCGCTCTTTAATTGATATTAAATCACCAATTATAACAGACATGCCTAGAGTACCTAGTATCGGAAACAAGTCAGAAGATGCAATGATTCAAAAAGTTGATGCAGAAGTGGAAAGAGATGCAATTTTAGCTGCCTTGATGGCATTAAGCTTGATTAGTCGTCAAATCTTATATTACAGTTTTTGCGATGTGGAAAAACACTCTAATTACGAAATAGGTCAATTAATTAGTGGTTATGGCGAAAAAAATGTGGAGAAATTAAAATCTATCGCACTGATTGAATTCGCAGAAGCGTATAAAAAAGGAGTGATTGTTCACTATCGTTGATTTTGTAGGGTTTTTGTAGGGGAAATGTAGGATTTTTCTTCGATTTTAGATGTTATTATGATAGTGTCGAAAGAATTAGAGAGACGGTGACTGGACTACTCACAATATTCCATAAACCGAAAGGAGGCAATCTCCTTATCGCTTATTCTTCTTTGACAAATGGCGGCAAATTACAATAAAGGAGTTGATACGCTCCTTATCTTCATTCGCCGTCTTTTCTTATGTCACTGTGGCGGAAAGGGTATACGCTATAAGCGGGCAGAAGTGATAGACCTGCCCTGATGTACGGCTATCAAAACGGTGCAAGGTTCGATTCCTTGCCAGTGACATTGAGATTGAGCAAAAGCACGTGGCAATCAGCCCTTGAGTTATCCCAAGGCTTTTGTCGGATAAACAATCTCGTAATTAGGGTTTTTAGTAATCCCGACTGCTTGTCAGCGAAAACTTGTTACATAAGCCACACTGCGGAAACAGTAAGTGGCGAGCAACCTAGTATTGTTAAATACGTGCCGAATTGGCTAGGCGGTTTGGCACATTTTTTCTAGTCTGAGAAAGAAAAGTTCGATATAATACATTTTGTAGAAAAGTGAAAAGATGGTGGCAATCCATTTCTAGGAGGTGGTGCTTATGTATGTAAGTATCAAATCTAGAGAAAGGAGAGCCTAAGTTGTCAACTTTTGAAGTGTTAAGCCTGATGATTGCTTTTGCAATGTTGGTCTTGACTATCAAAGATGACAATAACAAAAAATAAACCATCTTTTACTTTGGCGAGTAAGATGGTTTAAAAAATAAATTATCCAAAAGCTACCGTCTTTTTAACGGTTCTACTTAGGGCGTGTTTGCAGCACGTCCTTTTTCTATGTTTATTATATCATGTGAAAATAGAAAATCAATCAAGATCGCTTCGGCGGTGTTTTTTTATACATAGAATTACAAAACAAACACAGATTGCGAGGTGGTGGAAATGGATGGCTAAATTAACTGAAAAACAACGTCGATTTGCGGACGAGTACATCAAACTAGGAAACGCTACAGAAGCGGCTAGGTTAGCTGGATATTCAACTAAAACGGCAGCGGTAGTTGGCGCTGAAAACCTAACAAAACCTAATATAAGATCCTATATTGATAAGGTTCTTTCAGAAATGGCATCTAGGAGAGTTATGGATGCCACTGAAGCAATGGAGCTTCTGACTAGCATAGCTCGTGGGGAAATTGAAGAGATACTCTATATTGGCACTGCGGATGGCGTGATTAAAGTGGAGAAACCACCGGATATCAATCAGAAGACTAATGCACTAAAAGAAATCTTGAAAAGGTATCCGATTGATAGAGAAGGAAAACAACGTCTATTGAAAGCTCAAGTTGATAAAGCCGTTGCTGAGGCTAAGATTATTGAAAATACGGCTGCTAAACTTGATGGTAGTGGTAAAGTTAACCAATTACTAAAAGCCTTGTTAGATGTTAAATCTGGAGGTGATGGTAGTGGCTCAACAGATCAAGTTCAGTCCTAAGCAGATTGAAAATATCAATTTTGATTCTAGTTCTATTACTGTTGAATTAAACGAAGGTACTCCCAGAAGCGGAAAAACAACATCCGATATATTCAAAATGGCAGATTTCTATTTAAGAAGTCCTGATATGAATCATCTTGTGACTGCATATAACCAGGAACAAGCTTATAGAATGTTTATGGATGGTGATGGATTAGGGCTTGTGCATATCTTTGATGGCTGCTCTAATATTCGTCATGATGAACACGGAGATCATTTGCTACTTCAAACTCCTATCGGAGAAAAGAAGATTTATTATAAAGGTGGAGGGAAAGTCAATAGTGTTGGAGCCATTACTGGGATGTCTCTTGGGTCAGTTGTTTATCTTGAATTCAATTTGCTAAATTTAGCTTTTATAAGGGAATCATTTAGACGAACTTTCGCTGCAAAGTGGCGGTACCATCTTGCTGAACAAAATCCACCGGCTCCAAATCATCCGAATCTTGAAGAACTCGAAAGATTTGAAAAATCCGGACGTTTCTTCTTTAGACACTGGACACCTAATGATAATCCGATATTAACTGAGCAACGTAAAAACGAGTTGAAAGATGAGTTATCAGTTTCTGATTATTTGTTCAAGCGAGATTGGCTCGGACAAAGGGTGATGCCTGAAGGTGTGATTTACTCAATGTTTGATCGTGAGAAACACATTTCCAGTCAAATAAGAGGTAAAGTTGTGGAATGTTTCTTCACTACTGACGGTGGTCAGTCTGATGCAACAACGTGTGCTTGCAATGTTGTTACTTGGGAGGATGGCACTTATTACCTTTACCGAATGGCCAACTACTACCATAGTGGTGCAGATACAGGTGTAACTCTTGCGATGAGTGTCTATGCGACTAAAATCCAAGAGTTTGTAAACTGGTGTTATAAAGAGTGGGATTGGTTACCAAGATACAACTGGTTTTTTGTAGATCCAGCATGTAAATCCCTAAGGGAAGAGCTCCATTTGCTAAACATCCAAACTACAAGAGCTGATAACAATTCCTCGGATAAAATTACGAGCAATGGAACCAAAATCGAAGTCGGAATAGAAAGAATGCAGAACGCCTTTTCTAAGGGCGTTTTTTTGTTGTATGACATCAACGGTATTTATGATCATTACAATTTTATCAAAGAGCTAGGAATGTACGTGAGGAATGACAATGGCACGCCGGTTGATAAAAACAACCACGCGATGGATGAATGTCGGTATGCGATAAACTATTTCACTCGTAGATATTTGGTTTAGGAGGTGACAAATTGGGACTAATTCAGTCAATTAAAAGCTTATTCA